TTAGTCTGTACTCACTGTTAATTCACCTACCTCACCTGTCCCTTCTTCTCCACTGAACATGGTGCCTATTGGGTCATCGGTAAACGTCATCATATTAGTTCCTGTTGCATCAATTACCGCGTCTGACGGATCAACTGTGGTAACTTTTCCTAATTGAGCCTGTGGTAAAGGAACTTCAGGACGAGGTTGATATAGGGCTTCCGCATCAGCTCCAACAGAAACGGGATCAATCTGTGGATTTTTAGGTTCGTAACACTCAGGGCATACTTTATTACCCTTCCAACTCATTCGCATAACGCGATATGGATAAGCCCAACTGCAAGTATCGCAAACCGCTAAGGCGTATTTACCCGATGCATATGCCATTAGATATATTCTCTCCTGGGAACTAAATGTACTACAGACCGATCTTCATCGTAACGCAATGCATTAATTAAGTCCTTTTCATATTGCTGTTGTAAAATCGGAAGTTTTTGCGTATTCTTCTTAAGACATAAGTAATACGCTAATCCTGAAACCAGGGGAGGAATAAATCGACTAGGTAAATCAAAATCCTCAACCGATGCTGAAGCATCTTCAATTCTTGTCCAAGCATAGTAAATGAGTTTATCCGTTGAGTTCTCGGGCGTAGGATAAAGATGAATCACAGGGGTTAAAAGTCGCTCTAACCAATATTCCGTGGGACGAGCCTTAATGCTCTTTGTTGGAATTCCAATAAATTCATTTCTATCAACACGGGTAAGCGGATAATCAGTAAGTGTTCCTCCCACACTCTTTTGAATATAAGCGTCCAAAATATCTATGTCGTAAGTATTGATACTATATTCGCTAGTTCCTTCCGTTAATGTAGTAGTTACCTTTGCAACTTCCCACATTTGGACGCCACGGTTAGACCAATCCGCAAACATAATATTTAACGAACGCCTTGCCGTAACTGCGTCATACGACGTGCGGGCTTCTAAACCCGCAAGTTCGTATGCTTCTTCTATTGCTGTCGCTACATTTAAACTAAATGTGCGAGTTCCTGAAGTCGCCATTGTTTAAGATCCTGGTGCTTCGTAATACTTTAAAAATTCACACCAAACAGTGTATTCATTTCCTGCGTCAGAAGTTGAGGGAACTACCAAAAGTACGTCCCCTGTATAACCTGATGCCGATGTATTCTTTAATCCTCCAAATGAACTAAAGTCAAATGAATTGTCATATGCCAGTGTTAAAAAGGTTACATCTGTTGTTGCGTCCCAATCAAGGGAAGCAGGAGCATCTGTTCCTCCACCTACACTGTACCATATCTTATTTAAAGAGACATGGGCACATGATTCACCATTTAATGTTGATGTATTCAATCCAGAAACATCAACCAAAGTGGTGCTACTTGCGCTACCGTCTGAATAAACTGAACAGTAAACAATTAAAGTTTTCTCACCATCTAGTTGAGTAGTAGGACCTGTGACTGTATTAGCCATAGTTTACCTCCTATTAACTGTCAGCAAATGGTGTTACTAAAGTTCCTGAACCTAATAACTGTCCTGCTACGTGGTATTTAGCACTTGCCATTGCAGTGAAAACTACAATACTTCCTACTAATCCACCTTTAGTGGTACCGTTTTGAGTAAAAGTATCATTAGATGCACCAGAAATAAAAGTCTTACCCGCTGCACTGTCGTCGATACCAGTATATGATCCACCCACAAACTTATCTGTACCATCCGTTGCAATATCCATATCGGTTGCAGCAGTTACTACTATAAAAGTGAACTGAGCACCTAAATTACATAATTGATTTGGATCTGTTTTATCTGCAGGTTCTGTCACCACAATACTAGGAAGTGTAAACACTCCGTCTGCATCATTACATAAAAGTGGTCTACCTGCATGTGCAGCCACTGTAATGGTTGTATTAGCAGTTAGACTTACAACAGAGTTGTATCCTGAACTGTATAAACCAGCAAGGGATCTTACTGGACCTGAAAAAGTTGATTTAGCCATCGTTTCCTCCTAACTAAAACCGCTACATCATCTTGGAGTACGTCTGCCGAGTCAGTTGATGTAACAAATTATCTCGGGTTAAAAAATCAAAATAGGGGGAGGAGTAAACCCCTCCCCGAATTCTTTACGCTCCTGGCGAGCCAAATATGCCTCTCCAGTCGCTCCAACCAAAGCTATAACGTTCTCTAGCCTTGTATCTAACATTTCCAGTTTCAAAGTCACCTTCCATGTTTGTCGATACAGGGGTACGAACAAAATGCTTCAGACCATTAGGTACGTCAGTTTTGACGAACCATGCATCAGTATCTGTTAGATAGTGATTTACTGCGTAGCCTTCTGAGACCATGCCCATATTGCGAATCGCATTAATATCATTATCAGCAGTACCGACACGTCCTGGTGTTTCTAAGAGTCTGTCAGCTACAAATTGCAACGCGGCTGGAATTATTAATTTCCTAGCCTGCGCATTGATCTTAAGATCTCTTTCATCTTTAAAAGCAGCTATATCAATAAGTGCTTGTTCCAATGAAGTTTCATTAAGATCGGCAGATGTAGATAACTCGTTCTTCATATCAACATTACCTACAGTGGGGTGATCGGTGGTCATAAGAGCCTTACCGTCTCCTCCTACATAAGATGAACTAAAGCCGTTGTTTAAAACGTTAGCCGCTTTAACTTGCTTGCTTTGTTGCATCGAACGTGCTAAGGCTTTCGTGTATCGAGAAGAAAGTGTATCGTAGAGGTTATCTTCGATTGCTTCTTCTGTTAACGAGAAAGCTAAAGCTACTGTATCATGTGTATAACGAGCCGTCCACGCTTCCTGTGCAAAATCATAGACAACAGGCGCACCTTCTCCCTTAACGGGAGCCTCACTAAACCCAGTTAACATCACTTCTTCCTCAAAAGCTCTTTCAGAACTTTCTGTGTCAAAAATGTCTTCATGCTCACTGTTATAACGCTCATATTCCAAACCAAAGAGCGCATGGAGTCCAGGTACTAACTCTTTGACGAGTTGTGCTCTGTTAATTGCCATTTCTTATCTCCTTAATTTAGACTGCAAACGTTGATGTCGGGAATGTGAAGTAAGCTCTAGCATTAGCCCCAATTGAATTACTTGGGTCTAAGTTAAAACCTACACACAGTGCTATTCCACTCGAAGTAGTTGCTGTTACACCCTCTTTCGACCTGCCGTTCGTTGAAGAACCTGCTGTCGTTGAGAGAGTGTACTTGCTGCCAATAAAACTTACCGCAGGGGTTCCTGCAGTAAATTGTGCTTCATATATGATCGCTGGATCGCGATATACATAAGCAATAGCATCATCACTACCTTGAGTAGCCGTATCTGCTGTCCATACTTTAGAAAACGTAGGGGTTCCGTCAGACGCATTATATTGTACACCGTAAAAAACTCCTGCTGGGGTACTTGTCGCCGTGCCTTGATTGATATAACCACTAGCTAAAGTAACCACGTCACCGCTATAAATAGCTGTGTCGTATGCGCTCGCGATTCTCATTCTTGCAGCACGAATTGTACCACCATACATATGTTTTGCGGGTGTAAATCCATCAGGGGCATCTGTATTTGCCATAATTTACTCCTTTTGTAAATATAGTGTTAATCATCGTCGGAATTATTCCTACTACCAAATTCGACCTTAGATGACCTATCGATGTCTCCACCTTTTAACGGCATCTTAGGGTCGCTTTCTCGCATAAAGTTGTGATCCACACCTTCCATTTGCGTTCGGGCTTGCTCATTAAAATAAGCACCCCTTTCCGCCACTGTCTCTAGTGGAACTTTAGCGAGAATTAATCCTCCAACCCCTATAACTCCTGCATGTATTCCGTTCTCAACAGTTGGAGCTTGAAACTCAGGATAATCTTCTGCTCTCACAGGTTCATAGCCTTCTCGAATACGTTTTGACATATTCGATTTGTCATCATTTCCTCTTGTTGATTCACGGATCCATCTGAATGAATATCCAGCTGGTGCGTTGGGTGCGTCTAACATAGACGGGGGTTGCCAAGGTTTTCTGCGAGTTTGAGTTTCTCGGGTCTCGGCAGAACGCGAGTTACGTTCTGTAGTGACTTCTGTATCAATTGTGTCTGTCATTTTTATACTCCAGGTTCGATATGCTTAGCATATTCTTCTAGTGGCACATTTAGTCTTTTCGCTATTGCGACTTGACTAGGTGTCAGCTTTACTTTGCGTGCGTTCTTTTTACCTGTAGCCCCACGGCTTGAAGCAGCAACCTGTTGCACGGGCTTAGATTGCTCGTTGGAAAACTTTTGTGGAAAATATTCTTGCATACGACTATCTACTTGAACATAGTAATCGTCTGAAGAAGGATCCATTCCTTGCTCCACCAATTCTTTATGAACTCCAAAGGCTGCAAAAGTCATGGCTTGATCATCTCCAAACCATTTATTTTTGGAAGCCCAGGCTTCAGCTTTTGGATCGGGGGCAGGGGGAGCTTGAGACTGACTAGGGGCTTGTGCAACTTGTTGCTCAACCCGTTGTTGTCGTAATTGCTGCTGCGCTGATAACCGTTTAAGGTTCTCAGATTCAGCTGCCGATCGAGAAAGATTCTCGGTTGCAGTTGCAATTGCATCTCCATCTCCTAATTCTTGAGCGTCTTTTAAATTACTTTTCGCTCTTTCAAGATCAGATTGTATCCTATTATCGTACTCTTTGAAAAGGGAAGAATCGGAATTCTTTAATTTTTCTTTTAATTGAGAATTATCCGTATGCACACTTTGAGCATAAG